ACTATCTTTGGCTGCAAATGGCCTTCGCGCCTCATCTAGATCGTTTGTAATGTGAGCTTTAAGTTTATTATGATCTGATTTATTAATAGTGCCGCCTAATTCACCTAGCTCGGCTATCCAATATCCAGCAAGACGAATCAAATTGTCTTTATTTGATGTATCTAGCTCCGTTCCTTTCTTTATAGCATTCATTTCTGATGGAGCAAGCAGTGCTATAAATGTGGATTTTCCCCATCCTCCAGGGCCATGTAAAACCAAAACCCCTTGTGCAATAAAATTTCCCTCATTAAATAAAACACCCATCGCAGATATTAACCATCTTTTAAGTAAAAGTTGCGAAAACTCATCATCCGTTGTTTTTAATGTTTTTATAAATTGATCGAAATGCGAATAATCTTTTAGAGGCTCGCTAAGAACCCAATCTCTCACCGGATGATAAATATTCTTAAGAGCAATAGAGTCTAAATGACGACCAATACGCCTGATATTAAACCCATGAATCACGGCAAGATTAGTCATATAAGTGAGAACTTCGTTTTCTTTTTCTTCGCTATAAAAATTTTTTGATGGAACATTTACATCCCATTCCCTTTTCATCATATTCCATTTAAAACTTATATTATAATGATTGAGAAGGTGTTCAAGATTTGCGGTTACATCGAGTGGTCGTGGGTTGTTTCCTTCGGATAAATAAGGATATGAAAGTATATCAAACTTTGGCGTAGAGTTTTTCGCGTCCTCCATGGCCATTAAAATCATATCCCAATCAATAACGCCATGTTCGTCATCGTAATCAGCAAGATCCCATCCTTCCTCAACGCCAAACGGCTTTGGATTAATGTAATAAATGGCGGTTGCCACAGGCGACAAAGCAGATTTCAATTTTTCTTGTGCTGTAAAACCAGGCTTATCATTATCTGGCCAAACATAAATAACACGATCTTTTAAATGCGTTGTATCTATTTTTTTAGCAGAACTACTGCCACCCATCCAACTAACAACAACATAATCAGGAAACAAAATAGCTGCCGCATCTGCCGTCTTCTCTCCTTCTACGATTAAAACAGGTTTATCAGGATGGTTTTTTAATTCATGACAGCGATAAATTGGCTTAATATCTGACTCATACCATTTCGCAATCCACTGGCCATCTTGAAACGACCATGGAACAAATCGTTTACCTACACCTTTTTTCTTTCTAACCGTATAACCAAGCAACTCGTCATCAAAAGTTCGATACTCCCAAACGCCTTGATTAACGCCAAAGTTTGGTTTTTGTTCATTATTTGTTATAATCATCGTGTGTTACCTCCTGTAAGTATGCCTAATGCAATCAAAATGCGATGACACGCATTTTCAACCGTAATGCCCTGCTTTGGTAATGTTGATAGCCATTGCCGAAGCACCCTTATTTGTTCTTCACTCATAATATCTCCATGAACCGCGAGTTAAAAAAAAGCCCAAACCAGCATAACGCCAGAATGGGCTTCACGTAAAAGAATAAGTTTGTTACAATCCTGTGCATATGTATCCTATCGTAACTAGGGTATATAGCCACCGCGCCAACGCGCATTGGCTGTCTGGTACGACCAATACCTGACAGCCAACATCTTATAATTAAATCTAAATTAGATCAATGAGTTACGGCCTGAACATCATGTCCGTAAAAAACGCATCCACGCCATAAATCACAAAATACATGATAATGGCGATGAGGATTATTGCGAGCCAGTCTTTCATTCATTTATGCTCATAAAAGTCGCCACAGTAAGGTACATGGGGTTTGTCGCAGAAATAGGCGTATGACACGGGCAAGTCTCTCCGCTTGGCCTCTTGCTTCTCTAAATCCGTCATTTTACGGCCGCATTCGTTTTTGCAGTTGGGGCTTGCGCAGTAAGTGCGGTCCCTAAAAGAAACCATTATTTTCTCCTAATCCTAAAAACGCTTCCAAGTCCAATAAGGCTTGCCTGTAGCCTGTATCCCATCCGCAAGCAAAGGTGTCGGGGTTATTTATGCTTGGGATTAATTTTTTAGCTATAAATACTAATTTAGAATCAATATATTCTTGCAATGTCATGCCGGTATCTCACTAAAAGCCTTCAAAACCTTCTTCCATTCTTTAACGTCCATTTCCATGCCTGCGTGACCAAGATTAATTGCGATGGCTATTTCTTCGCCTATTCGATAACGAACATCAGGGAATATTTTATCAACATTTCTGATTAAAAGGTTTGATATTACACCTGTGATATAGGTTTTTCGTCCTAAAGCATAACGCATGGATGACCATGCTAAGTCGTTGAAGTCTTGTTGGTTGATTCTTATTTGGGTCATTCCTTATCCTCTTTCAAATGCCTTAACCACCACTGATAGGCCGTTTCTGTGTAGTACCCTTTCATAATCCCCTTGATTGATAATATCTGTTCTGTAGTTAGCATTTTAAATGCTTGGCACAGCCAATTAGGGTACATTTCTAGCTCTTGGCTTGGGGTTGGGTCGTAGCATGGCATTATTTTATTTCCTCTAAATCATCTGATTGCTGATCATTAATTATAGCCAATAAGTTTTGCACTTCTTCTACGAGTTGATACTGTCCGATTCTATGCATTACACTGCAATATCCATCGGCGATGCGAATTAATTGCAGTATTTGTTTTTCCGAAATAATCATCTAAACTCCCTAGCAAAAAATATGCTATAAACCTGCTTTTCATTCTCCTCAAGCTGTTTCACAATATCCTCAACAACTTTACCTATTCTCGCTTTATGTATATAAGTTTCCATATCACAGAAAATGATTTGCAATTCCTCTTTCGTGAAGTTATTCATCTTCAATTAATCCTATAGCCTTATCCAGTGATATCAGAAGTCTTTCGGCGTTGTCTCGCAACGTCTTTAGAGCGCAATAATCCATCAAATATGAATCGGTATCGTTAATAGTATGGCAATGCATAAACAACCCCCAACGTCGATGATTGTTAAGATGAGTAATCTCTATTCCTTCAAGATTTTGGCAACTAAATTTATAATCTCTTTCTTGTAATGATAATAGGTTCATCTACAAAGACCCCGTTAACGTTCCATACCATAAAGCAGCACAACCCATTATCGCCACGGCTGTGACTGACGTCATTCCTATACAAAGCATTATTTTAATAGCGAATATCATCTATAAAACTCCTCTAGCAAGAAAGATCGCACGGCTGAAAGCCACACGCTTTGCATCACAACAGCTCATCTATAAAACTCCCCACAGTGTTTGCATTTATGGCATCGAGTGAAAACGCCATCCGGTTTTTGGCAAATAGAGAAAGGCGCGTTTTCTTCGGCTTCATGAGTACAGCAATAAGAAATCATCAATCCAATTTTAGCCATGAGTGGTGATACTGGTGCGCCTGACGGTCTTGTATGGCATAAATCCAGCGCATACCAAAGCTCTTTAAATTCATCTCTTGTGAAACTAATCATCTGCGCCACCCTGCTTTAAAAGCCATTGATACACTTCCTCTGGGTGCTTATTTTTATGTTCATCAAAGCAGCTTATGTATCCGGCTGCAAATCTTAATGCTTTTGCTTTGGTATAAACTTTCAGTCCATTTTTTAGAGTAGTAATGTCGCTAAACTTAATTTTTTCGTAGTCAATCATCTAAATGCTCCTTTGTTTCTTCAGCCGGTATGTATCTTATTCCTTTTTCAGTTACTTCAAGTAAAGCCGTTCCATTTTCTAAAATGGCGGCAAAACATTTATTCATTAATTCTTTTGAGTCAGAGTTTAAATCCTGCGTTAATTTATCAATGTCAATCATGTAAACGCCTCTTTCAAAAATGACTGGATACGTTCAACGGCCTTCGCTAACGTCTGCACGTCTCGTTTCAATTTATCAATGTCATCGTATAACATTCCCGCGTCTCTTAACGGTGTTTCAGCTTTTACAAGACCCGCTGGAAAACTGTACAGGCTGCTATCGACCTGCATTTGTGCTTTTATTTTTTCTTCAATGTTCACTTTCCAATCTCCTGTTTCAAACATATAAGACACTCCGCAATCACTCGGAAGCTTCTCACCGACATGATTGGATCGTGTGCCGCCATATCAAGAAACTGCTCAAGCCTTGCAAATGCACGATTCAGCGCTTTGCCTTCGTGCTGCATCTTAAACAAGCGCAATTCTTCTAACTCTTGCCTTTCAGCATCAGTCAATTTTCCGCTCCAAAACATCCAAGACACGCTCAAGGATCTCGCTGGTAAGTTGACCAATAAGATCAGGCAATAAAACCTTACCCGATTGCGAAATTAGAGAATCCATAATCATGACACGCAACAACTTAACCAACTCACACCCTTTCATTACTTCCCCTTAATCTCTATTTGTGGCGTTAAATGCTCCAAGCTGGCTTTTAAAGTTCCACCAGTTGCTTTTTCTATACGCTGCTGTGATCCAATTGGAATATAGCCATATCGCCCAAACCAATTAAGCCAATTAACGTGCGAAATTCCCGTTGCCAACTCAAATTGATTGCTATTAACAAAATGATTTTTTAAGTCTTCTAGTGTCATTACCTCCCCCTTAATTTTGTAAACATTATTACAAAAAGATGTTGCGTTGTAAATACGTTTAGGATACAATTATTGCACGTCACATTCGGCGCAGTTACTTAACTAAATAGGATTAATCATGTATCAACAAGACACGACTGAACAACAACAATTATTAGAAACAAGCATCGAGCGTTTGCAGCAAGTGAATTTCGATATTGCAAAACTCACAGTTGAAAAAGAACAATTGACGAAAGATATCATTGCCGCTCTTGGTCATCAGAAAGAAGGTGAGCGCACGTATGACGTTGGTATATATAAGGTGAAAGCAAAGACCCCCTACATCTACTCGCTAGATACGAAATTATATAAAGCTGGTGAAGTTTATTTGCCGAGTGAATTCGATCCTGTTAAGCAGTCAACGGCTTATACAGTAGATAAAAAGCTGTTTGATAGATATTACTCCACATCGCCTGCCGATGTTCGTGAAGCATTGATTCAGTTGATAACCATTAAGCCTGGTAAGGCGTCTGTTAGTGTTGGGGTGGTGTCATGAGTATATTAGATAGCATTACTATTGGGGCTGTTACAGCCCCTCGAATAACGATTTATGGCCGTCCTGGTGTTGGTAAGTCAACGCTAGCCAGTCAATTTCCTGATCCTTTGTTTTTGCTAACTGAGGAAAACGAGATAACAGGCGCAAAGCGATTGCCTGTCGTTACAGATTTTAAGCAGGTGTGGTCTAGCGTCAAATCGCTGCTGGCGCTTGAAGAACTGCCATTTAAGACTTTGATAATTGATAGCATTTCAAAGCTTGACGCGCTAATTGTTAAATATATTTTAGATAGCGAGCCATTAAATAAAAACGGTCAGCCGCCGTCTA